GTTCCGCAAGTAGAGACAACAGGTCGATTCCCTTACGGGAAAAACCGACTGGCTTGACTCTCCTCAGTCCGATTAGGACAATCTGCCAATTACACGGCAGAACCGTACCCTAGTTTGGTGTCGACGCTTAGGGGGCGCCCTGCGCGCTCCAAGTGTCCATCATCGATTAGGGTCCGATAAGACCCTTGCTCGACCTCCACCCAGCCATTTCTGGCAAGATGGCGCTCCTCTACGTCCTCACGGGCGTATCGGAGATGGAACTTGAGCAAGGCTGGCCAGTCATCCAGATAGTCATCTGGAATCTTGGCCAACACCCTATAACCCTTAACTAAGGGGTTATGTAGGTGCGTACCAATCCGTTGGGTTTCGAAGCCCAAGACGGATTGGCGGCCTAGCACGGGAGAGGTTGAAAGGACTACAGGGAAATATTTAATTATCCCCTTAATCCTCTCGTCCAACCATTGGCACGTCTTCCAGTAACCAGCCCAATAGAGCTGATTACGAAGGGAGACAATGCTAATGACTTCCGTTGCGTGCTGAGGTCGTGTTGGGAACCTATGACGGACTCGGACAAGTGAAACGTCCATTCCGTCGTAGTACTCCTTTCCGCAAGACTCCCGGAACTTTCCGTTCCAGAAGCTCTTGCCGGTATTAACTACATACCCAAAAGCATGTAGCATACCGACGACCTCATTCACATGGTCCACGGGGACAATAATATCGTCTCCGTAGATACGCACCGACCTCGCAAACAAATACAAATGTCTGCGAGAGAGTGATGTGTTAAGCGATTTCTGGATCCCCAGAAAGACGATGGTTAAGAATACCATCGCCTCAACAGGGAAACATATCGCTGAACCCATAGACGCGAACTTGGCCAGGCGTTTAACGCCATGACCAGGTACATCAGCCTTCCGGCTCCTGCATGCCTGTACCGCACCACTAAGGTGCGGAAACCGGTCAAACAGGAGTCGTACATGCTGATTAGAGACGCGATCGGAGGCCTCGCTCAAGTCGAGCGTGGCCAGGTTCCCGAGACGGGAACCTTCTTCCGCCATACGCTGATTAGGCGTTTGGTCTCGGAAGCCGAGCATGGACGAGAGGTAGTTACTCTCTCGCAACCCATCCATCATCAGGGCCAAGACGGACTGCTGTGCATACTGCATAGCAGCCGGCTCGATCCCTATGATCCGCGGCGTCTTTAGTGTCTTAGGTACTGAGATAACCCTCACGGGAATCTCAGCACCGGGTTCGAGGATGTCCACGTCGTCAAGCTCCTCCCAGTAGGAGGCGCTAGGGAGAACATTTTCCACAAGTGGAAAGTGCTCGTCCAGACGTGCGGGCCAGGTGAGATGCCGATACTTAGCATTGCTGCTGAGTTTTTCGGCTGTCGCACCAGGTCCGTGCTTGGGAGCAGGCATCTGTCCTTCATAGACCTTGCGGTCCATGGAGGCAAATGTGCTTCCAAACAAGAGAGTAGCAACGCTTTCGAAGTCAGTCTTTAGCGACTGACTCGTACACGCGTCGGACTCTCTGACATCCTGCTCACATTGGATGTATTGAGTAAATGCCGCACGCTCCCTTGCGGGAGTACACGGCAACTTCATCTTTGCGAACATCAACGTTAGTTGACGTATCGCGCGGATGGAGTCTATACTCGCCTCATCCAATAACACACCACTAGTCCGGTCAAACACAAGACCAAGGAAACCCGAAAGAAATTTCGGGAGCCCTGCGTGCTTCTCAAAACTGAGAAACACGTCGTGGTCTACCTTCCCACGGTCGAGACTTTTTTCGAAGTCCTTTCCGTAGGTTGGTAGGGTTATCGTAAGAAATGATAACCCCTCATGTTTGCACCGACGTTGGACTGTTTTCCAGTCCAAGGTGGCGCTAGTGTAACACCAGCTGGCACTTTCGAATGCCAGCATTTTCCAGAGCAACATTAGGCTTTTCAAAAGCCCCTCCTTACTTATCGTAGGGGGTGTGCTTTATCCTTAGCCTAATAGCGTACTCCGGACCTCAGGGCGTGGTTGTTGTATACCAATCCCTGAAGGGATAGCTGAACGAGCTATCCCGGAATCTAGAGTCGCATCTAGTTTCTTTCACTGAATGCAGTCGGTGTTCAACTTCCGACTGCACCAGTAAGAGAACTGGTACGGATACAACAATTGTCCATACCAATACTAGATATGCGATCCTAGCTCTCACCGCCAAGAAGCTTGTCGATGAGAGCATCCGAAGAGGCAGTGAACAGGGCCTTAAAGCCCGTGTACACAGCCTTCGCCTCGACGTTCGTATATCCTACCGTCGGCAGGTCGAAAACGATGTAATTTGACATCGAGATCTCCCTGTTGACGTCGGGAATAAACGGATCCGCGGCGATCTTCGAATGATCCACCCGGAGGACCCGTCGGTTCCTACGCCCGTAGGCGTGGGAGGCCAACAGATCCACCAGGCCATCACTACTCGAGTACTTAGATTCGTTATCTCCGCTACCAACGCGGGGAAGCGGAATCGCCGTTCCCGAGATAGTAATGGACTGTGGGTCCGTGAATGCCATCAGGCATTGCTCCTTCTGCGCGATCGAATCGCGCGATTGTGGTGTATGTGGCCGTGCAAACGGTCACTGCTACGCTCGTGAAATTCCAAGCGCAGCGGCAATGGAGAGCTGGAACGGCGACAAACCCGACCAGCTTACTCCAAATCCAAAGGGGTTCGCTTTCCTCCGTACCTTGGTCTCAGTGACCAACTGTACTTTGGGAATTGGAAGAGGCGAGGTTCCTACCTTGCACCCTTCCAAACTATAGGTATGTTTATGGATACTATGTTCCATTACATAACCATAGTGCATCACCAGGCCTTGGGTTACGACATCAGAGAGGTTCGCAAGAACATCTCCTGTATTCGTAAACCAATCGACGGCCCAGGACCATGGTGCTAGGTTCCAGAGGACATCTGGCGTTAGGGAGATACCGAATAGTTTATCGGCCTCCTGCGCCAGTGACGACATACCTTCTCGGCCAGTCGAGCCGAGGGGTACGCCGTAACTAAATGCCCCAGAGAACCAGGTCCTGCTAGATCTTTCGATCTTGCGTGACCAGACACCATTGGCGATCGGATCCATAACGGTTCCGCTTGGACTACTGGACAGCTGTACCTTAAACAGCCCTGAAGGGGGCTGAGAAGGGTTAAGCAGCTCAGTAGTTTCCGACCGCTCTGATGGGAGATCCCATCCTCTTCGGACTAGATTCCCCATGTCTCTCTCGTACTGCTGCATAATTCTTTCAGCATTACGAACGGTATTACCAAATTTGGTAATATCAGAGATGAGGGGTTTCCAGCCGAATTCTGCGTTTAGATACTCAGATCCCGCACCTTGCGCGATCTGAGCTCTAGGCTTCCACATCTGGTGGCCCAACAAAGAAGGTAAACCTTCCTTGAAGAGCTCCCCGAGGGAAACCAGCAGATCGGATGAGGCATTGGTAGGCGAACAATTAGCAACAGCAGTTGCCCCCTGGTCTTCGAGCTCCTCATCTGAGGAACGAAGAGAGGTGGGCCAATCTGTTTTGCCATTGACCGTCTTCACCGGACACCAAACGTTATCGATAGTAGTACTTTGATAACCGTAGGTGCCCGTTGTGGAAGTTCTCCGCGTAGTCACGGGTCCGCCGTAATGTATAACGGCATACCGCTTCTCCGTGAAGAAATTTCCTCCAACGTCTCCGCTAAAACGCCCCTTTGGGGGCGGCCAGCGGTGATTCTCCGAGACCGTAACTTGGTCTCCCACAAGACGTCCTCCCTGCGTACTGTTGAGCTGTTCCTGCTCCTCAGTAAACGGGAAAAGACGACGCCTATTAATATCTAGGCCTCTATTCCGCGCCTTTCCGAATGAAATGGATCGGCGACGGGTAGTGCTTGTGGACATCAGACCTTCCTTTGGAGAATCCGTACTAAATCGTACGGGGTGTTTGCACTGCGTGCGCTGGAGCCTTCGTGC